ATCTTGATGTTTCCTCAATCTGAGAGAAAGTTAAAAAAGACCCTAAACCTCTCCATGTATATGTCCAGTTTAAGTCTCCAATACCATTCCAAGCATAGACATTTCCAGAGACAAACTCGCCTTGAAATAAATAGAACGGGCGAACCTGGGAGTCTTCAATCGCTGATATAACACCTGCGCTTAGATCGCGGCTCATAAAGCCTCCATGCAAGCCAGGGTCAGACCATAGAAAGATGCCTCGTCAATCGTGTAGGGCATTTCGTTTGAGGATAGCCTCCAAAGCCCTTTAGGAGAGCTTACAGTGATCGCAGCGTTATCAGCAGGACTAGACCTCAAGTTAGGCCATATATCGAACGTAGCCTGTCCTGACCCGTTTGAGTTTGCATCAGAAAGAATCTTGTAAAGCCTAGACGTAGACCCAGAACCTAGTTGAATCCAATCTCCAGCCTTGAGAATTCCAGTCTGTCCAGCAGTCCATCCATCGGTAACGAGTGAATTCCCTGTCTGAGAACCACCATTTACCAAAGGAGTCCCAGTCCCGACACCGCGAGGAGAGGTATTAAGAGGATCGCCAAAAGTAAAAGTCCCATAGGAGCCATTCAGTTTTAAGAGAAAAGCGATTAACTGTTCAGCATCTTCCCGCTTCATAGGAGGCATCGTGATTTCAGCCTCCCACATTTGTCCAGCGTGTTGATAGACCTGCTGTTGAAATGTAAAAGGTGACGAAGCAACACCGACAACCGATCTTGCTCTAATCGTGATGTTTTTAATCCCTAGAGAGGGAAAAGCCAGGGGATAACTGATCGCCATGATTACCTCATCGCAGCAGCAAAAGAGCCACCACGTAGTTTAGCCTCTGCCACTGCGGATTTTGCAGCATTTGCAATTTGAGGCAGCATATTCATAACTTCGGCTCTGACTGTCTGCTGCACTCCGGTTGTCACCTGAATCGTCTGGTTAACAACAACACCGCCACTCTGCCCGTTTGGAATGATCGTTCCACTGTTGGCAGGCATGAAGATTTCCGGTCCTTGTTCACCGACCAAATAAGGTTGACCAGAAGTCACAGGACCGCCCAGGGCGCGTTTTCCTGCTGGCTGTATACCCAAGAATCCCATTCCAAGGTCCAACAATGGTTTGGTGATTGTTGCTTGGATAGACATTCTCAAAAGATCGGAAATGACAGAGTTAGCCAAATCCTTGAATGAGAGTTTTCCAGTCATCACAGCATTTGCCATGATATTTGTGAACTCATTTCCCCAACCACGGATAGCAGCCTCAAGATCGGCGAATTGATCTTCACCATCCTTCGCTAATTTGTCCATCGCCTCATTGGCTTGCATTACAGCCCTTGAGTAAACATCGAAGTCGATGATTCCAAGTTCCAACAATCTCAAAAGTTCAGCTTCAGCAATGTTCAGCTTCTCAAGAGGCGTACGGGTTTCGTCATACAGTTGTTTGCCTTTTTCAAGCAAATCATTTCTAGATTGACGATTCAACTTGTCTTGTTCGGCGTACTGCTTGGCTTCTTCTTCATTGGCTTTTTGAGCCTCTTTCAACTGAGCCAATTTGTCTAGTTGTTCAGTATAAAGAGCGATTTCTTCAACAGATGCGCCTTTCCTTGCGAATTGGAAAATAGCCAATTCACGCTCACCGTTTACCAACTTGAAAACTTCATCAGAAATTTGCTGGTAAGCAGATGCAATCTCTTTCGCGTTGTCTTTTTCCTCTTTTGTGTTTTCCTTAGATAAAGGCGTCAGAGGCTTTACCTTTGACTTTTCAGGTACAACAAACTCAGGATTGACAACACCTCGACCAGCACCAACGCGAGTCATTTTGTCAAGACGAACAGCCTCCTCAATCTGGCGATTCATAAACGCCAAAAATGGAGCTGCCTTTTCTGAAATAGTCGATTGAATCCTCTGACCAATCCGGTCAAGGTTATCCATGAATGTCGCTGATTGATCTGCGAACTCAGTGGATATTGAAGCGCCGAGGGCTTGAACTCCCTCTCTGCCAGTATTCAGAAACTCAATAAAATTAGCGCCTGACTTACCAAAAAGAGCCACAGCATATTGAGTCTTGATCGCTCCGTCTTCAGCATCTTGAAAACCCGCTGCAACATCGGCAAGAATATCAACAGTAGGTCGAATCTTCCCATTGGCATCACGGATCGCAACGCCAAGATTATCAAATGCTTGTCTTTGTTCGCCAGCACCAGAAACCGCCTCTGCGATGCTGCGCGAAAGTTTAATGATGCCAGAGCCTAATTCCTCTTGGCTCACTCCGGCGAGTTTGGCATTATTTGTCAGCGCAGAAAGCGTTTCAACAGCAATAGACGTTCTCTTTGATAGTTCGTCTAGTTTGTCTCCAGCATCAATAAGACCTCTTAATGCAGAGCCAACGCCAACAGCCGCTAACGCTGCCGATACTGCGGAAATCTTTGTGAATAAAGAACTCGCCGATGTCTGGATTCCAGACATGCCAGATTGAACAGAACGAAACGCCGCGCCGGTTTTGTCCGTTGCAACTATGTCAATTTTTAAGTCTTGCGCCATTGTTGCCTCGTTCGCTCTGTATCTTTACCCACACCTGCCACTCGGAGAACTCCTCAACGCTCATTTCCTCTATCTCACTGACTGTTTTATGCAGTTTCTCGGCAAGATAAAACATAAACTGGCGCTCAGGAGTCTCCCTTAGTTTTTTTCCAGTCCCCCAAAGTCAATCCGCATGATCTGGGTGGAAATTCTTTCAAGAATCGTGGCATCCACCCCATTCCGCAAAATCGGCTTGTCTTCAATCGTAAAGATTCTGTTTCCGTCTTTATCAAGACACTTCAAAACGATCAATTCGACCAGGGCATCAATCTCGCTTCCAGAAACCTTAGTCACACTTTGTAACTTAGATTTATCCTTCAGCGTGAAAGGTTCGACATAAATAATCAACGGTCCATTCTCATCGCCCCATTCAGCAACCTCAATGGTTTTGACAGAGAGCGACTTAAAATGAGCCGAGGCTCTTTGAATTATCTTCAAGAGGCAGTGCCCGTGGTCAATGCGCCAGTGCCTTGAATGGTGATTGATGCCTCAACCATGCCATCAAAAGAAGCAGTCACGGTCTTGCCAGTCACAATCGCCGATCCATACATATAGGTGTCACCAGTGGTGGAGCCTTCGGGATAGAACTTGATCGTCACTTCAGAACCAACAGTGAGAGCACCTTGACCAGTGGTATCAGTCTCGTCCCAATAACAGTCGACAGACCCGCTAAAAGCCTTTAGCGAGGCTTTGTAAGTACGGGCAGCGTCTCCCATGGTCGTATCTTCGATCGTGTCCGAAGTTTCTGAAATATTGAAAGAACGAATCTCGGCAATCGCCGATGTTCCGACATGGACTGTGCCCTCTGACCCCTTATGATTGCTCATTTTGAACCCCTTTCAAGGTTTTAATTTTGCCACATTATGTGGCGGTTTCAATATCATTTTCTGTGGTTGTGTAGGTTACTTGAACATTAGACCTTCCAACCCCCACAACCTTTTCGCCTTCACCTGAAAAATCAGACTCAAACGAAACGATGTCCAATTCTTTGGCTTTGCCGCCAAGAGTCGCATTTGTGTATAGAGCTTCTTCAACCTCAAGGGAGATAGTGTCTATCGTGTCATCAAATGCAGTATTCGCCATTACGTAAGCCTCAACCATGACCTCAAGAATCCTTACTTGGGTTCTCGGTTTGCCTATCGTGTTGTTTTGGATTTCCTCTGACTTTGTGTAAATCGCCAGTCCAGGCAATTTTCCACTTTCCAAAGGATAAATTCTTGACTTGTAAACCCGTGAAGCAGTCGTAGAAAGCCCAGTCAGAGCAGTGACAACCGCATCCCTGATCTGTTTTCTAACATGGCTCATTGTTTCTCTAGCACGATTTCCGTCATGCCAGTTCCATCATCCTGAACGATTCTCGACAGATAAGTCGTTCCAGAAATTACAAAAGTGTCACCCTCGGTGCAGTTAACAACATCAGAGGTGCGACAAGTCAATTTGGGCTGCTGAATTGCAAAACCAACAGTCCCGCCAGAATCTACTTCGATAAATTGATTGTCAAAAATAGCCCGAATAGTCGCAGCCTGACCACCTTGAACCGTATAAGTCACATTCTGACCAAAATCAGCCAGAAGAATAGTGCGCTCAATATCGGTTTCGACTGCCATCATTCAGCCTTTTTTGGGCGTCCTCTACGGACAGGTTTTTCCGTTGAAGTCTCAAGTCCAATGGACCTATCTTCTACAACAGTTTGAATTTCTACAAACTCACTCGCACGATTGTTTCTTAACATCAGACGAGCTTCGTTTTCAGGTAATTCGAAAACCTGACCAGCCCGAGCATTGCCCAGACTGGTCATGGTTCCACGGAGAAACACTATTTTCATAGGAGAACCGCCTGTTACAGCGGCTCCGAATTTCTCAGTTGTCAACATTAGGCAATGTCTGCATCACCCAAGCAGAACGACACGGCGTTGCGAACCGCAACATCGACCGACTGCATGGCAACAATGCGAACAGTACCAGTGGTGCTGGCAGTGTAGGGATCGACCACAATATCCAGACCGCCCCACATACCAATCAGCACATCCGACCAGTTACCGAAGTAAACATCGCCAGCGGCTGCTTGGTTAGACACGATTGCCTTGTAGCCGTTAACCATACCGTCTTCAGCAACGAATGCGGCAGTGTTAGAGGCTTTGGCGGTGGTCTTCAGAGCGCCATACATGGCAGCGTTCATGATGTATGCCAGATTGCCGTTCAGGGCATTATCGGCAGCAACTTCGGTTTCCATACCAACCACTTCAGCAAACGTGGGATACGTTGCTGCGAAGTCTTTGGTGTTGATACCAGAGGTTGCACGAACGCCAGTAGGTTGACCAGACGAGCCGGAACCAGACAAAGCACCCAGGTCGATAGCAATAGCCAGAGATTGAGCCAAATCATTGCGGATCAGGCTTTCAACATCGGGCGAACCTTGCATCAACAGGTTGCGAGTTGCATCAGTGTACGCACCCACAGTCTTGGGAGAAAGGGTGATCGATGTCGTGGTGAACTCGCTCTCGCTGGCAGCAGAACCCTCAGTAAACCAGCCGCCAGAAGCAGAAGCAGATTTCTTC